CTAAAACTGCAGCGTTAGAATTAGAGGGCGATGCAGCTGGAGATGTTAGCGCAGCTGATATGGGTAATGTTACATCAAAAACATTTGCTACTGAGGAACTGAAATTTGAAAATCAATCTATTACAAGAGGGGGCTCTGGCGGTTCAATAGATTTTACTGATAATTTTCAAGAAAATGATATATTAAGAATATCTGGATGTTCTGATGTATCAGCTAATAATAGAATTGTAAGAGTGGCAAAAATTTATGGTAGTAATGCATTCATGCTCACCTCTACAAATTTTACAACTGAAGCTTCTGAAGCTGGAACTGTTACAATGGAAAGATTGGCTAATGGTGTATTTTTTGCTTCCGATGATACAGTAAGAGTTGCTGATGGAAGCTTTAATACAGGGCTTATAAGAAAGCAATATGGATATGTAAAACAAATACATTTTGAAGATGCTGGTGTAGCTAAGGATACTTATGATAATTGGTTTGCTAATGATTGTGATTTATCACCACCTACAGAATTGCTTCTTCATAGTTCATCTTATCCGTCTGCTGGAACTGGATTCCATTTGTATGTTACAACGCCAGCAACCGATAGTGATACTATTGGAACTTTTGCTGCTAAAACATATCAGATAGCAGGTACTTTTATTTATAGGGGAAATCAAGAATCTAAACTTTATATTCCAACATCAAGTAATACGTTTACTACAGTTGCCAATGATTATGTTGATATAGATGTCAACGCTTCTCCAGCCTATGATGAAAGAATTACTGGAGCTAGAGTTTATATTAGACCTAATGGAACTAATGAACCTTGGTCTTTAATGATTGATATTGATTTACGGGATGGATGTAGGACTAGTATGGATGATGAGTATAAACAATGGGCGGTTGGTAGCGATGCTACAGAAGCTGGTGTAGATACACTTGTTCTTACATCTGAAAACATAGAAACATATAGTATTTTAAATGGATTTAGTCCAGATGAAGTTAGCATTGAATTATCTCGAAGGGGTGAAGGATATAAAGATTGTGTTATAGCGAACAGAAGGCTTTTTGTCTGTAATATCCAAATGTTCGATGAAGATGATGATGGATTTTCCGATGCTACTTGCGATTATAATAATGACCCGACAATTACAATGGATAGCACTGCAAATATCAGATATGGAATGAGTGTTAGTGGAACCGATATTCCAACCGGAGCTTATGTAGATTCAATAACTAATGCAACCACTTTTGAATTATCTGCATCAACGACTGGCGGAAGTGTTACAAATGGAACATTAACATTTGGTAATATAATGAAAAGGATGAGGGATAGAATCATGTTTACTCCTCCTAATAAATATGAAACATTTCCACGTAGCTTTTTTATTGATGTTGTCAGGGGAGATTCAGATGAATATACTGCACTGGCTACGTATGGCGATAGATTGTTTGCATTTAAAAGACAGACGTTGTATATACTTAATGTTGGTTCTCCGTCCCCTAGTAATTGGTTTTTAGAATCTACTGAAAGGGACAAGGGTGTCGCTTCAAAAGCAGCCGTGTTCTACAGTGAAGATGGTATCTATTGGGCAAATAGATATGGAGCATATTTCTTTGATGGTAATAATGTCGTTAATTTAATTAAAGGTAAGATACCACAGAAAACTTGGAGACTAAAAATAGGCCAAGCAGATTCTAAGCATTGTCAAGTTGCGTTTCATGAAGGACATAACAATCTTTATGTAATGGCAAATAATATAGCTATTACCGCTACGTCAGATAATAATGGTGTGTATACTTATAATTTTGATAGTCGTTCATGGGTATGGCAAGACCAAGATGCAACTAGTCAAGGTGTGGATAAAATAATTTCTAATTTTATATCAGATGGAGAAGGTGGCGTTGTGTTCAATACATCCAACGCAGCAACTGGTACTGCTACTAATCAACGGGGTATATCAGAAACATCCAATGGAGATGGAGTCACTGCTGCAAAATGGGTTATGAAAACTAAGGATATAGACTTTGGAGACCCATCAAGAATTAAAAAAGTATATGGAGTAAGAGTTACGCACAAATCAAGCGCCGCTCAAACGGCTCCAATATCTTATACAACTGATGGTGGTAGTTCATTTACTAATTTTACTGGTAATTTTGCAGTGACAAGCGCTTGGGATGTGTTGCATGCTACTCCATCGGCTCCTGTTGAGTGTCAGAGTATGCAGATAAAAGTTACTAATCCGACCAATACAGGAACAATTAATATAAATGATATATCTATTGAATATCGAACTATTCATAGGGGAGTTACATGAGTAGTATAGATAGAAGACTTAGAAGACTTGAACAAACAAAGAAACATGAAACTGTTGCTTCAACTCAACAGCCGTCTATAGGCGAGATGAGTGATGGCGATGAGCGTGTTGTTTTAGCAGGTGGTCAAACATTAAGGGTGTACCGAAAAGAGTTTGGAAAGCTCTGGTACATGGAATTTACAGGAACATAATATGGCAAATGATAATACATACGACCCGTTTTTATTTCAAACTGGGTTGTCACAGATTAGAGGAGCTTTTGGAGGTCAAGGTCTATTAGCTGGTGTTAAAGATAAGGTAGCGTCTCAAGAATTAATTGATGCGTATTTACAGGCATCAGGAGCTACTATAGGTGGAGCACAGCGTAAAATGGGAAGAATTGGAATTGGCAGTAAATTAGCTGGACTGGGATTGACTCATATATTAAAGAAAGCTGGTATGAAAGGCGCTATAAATTTACTTGGGCTAGCTGTTCCTCATGCAGCTATTTGGGGTGGAATTACTGCTGGACTAGGAGATTACTTTTTTAAGAAAAAAGCAGCTAGAGGTGTAGAGGATATAGCGGATAAGGCTCCTGATGTAAAATATGGTAAACGTGAATTACAGCAAATAAAAGATACTTTAAGTCAAGCTACTTCATCTTTACAAGAATCAATAGCTCCATCAGCTGTTACAACTGCTTTCAATGTTCCATTAGATGTTTTAAAAATACAACAATTCGCTACAGGACTTGATTCATTAAGAGATGCTGCTACTAGTATGACCACTAAAAGACCAGAGTCGTTATCAAATGTGTTAGGACAAACTGTAATGTCACAGGATTATCTTACTCAATCTGATAAATTGTTGAATTTAATTGGCCCTCAAATGACTAGCACTCAAAGACTTGGATGGGCTAATGCATTTGGCCCAGGAGGAAATGTTCCAGGAATGTTAAAGGGTAGTTCTCCTATGAATGCATTATATGAACAGGCGATTGGATTATTACCGTATCAGCGTTCATTTGGATTGGGGGGTTAAGATAATGGCTTATCCTTTTGACGATACAGAAAAATATAATCCCTATAATCAGTTAGGTTCTTTAGTATCTAATGTGCAATCTTATTTGCCACAACAGACTACTCAGCAACAGCCAGGTCTATCAAATATGAATCCCAATTTACCAATGTCAAATATTAGCGCTAATATAGCTACACAGGACGCGACTAAGTTTGTTGGAGGATTACAATTAGATACTGGAGCCGGCAGTACTGCACCAGGGGCAGAAGGCGGTTTACCTGATATTGGAACTGCTCAGCCAGCAGCTACTGCATTTGCTATGGGTAACGTTGGGGGAGGGGCTGGATTTGGACAAACGGTTGGTACTCAGGGCGGTCAAGGTTATCAAGTTACTTATACGCCTAAGCCTGTAGACCCTACTGATGGTGGTGATGATGATTATGACCCTAATGCTCCCGAACAAAGTACTTTATTAAAAGATTTTGTATCCAAATTAAGTACATTATCTTCAAAACAGCAACAAGACCTTTTAAAATTTATTGGTACTGATGGTGTAAGCTCTGAAGAATATGCAAAGTTATTTGGACTTTCTGACCTAGCATATGCTAATAGATTTCAAGGGTTGCCAAGTCTTATGGATTTGGAATCTCAAATTGGAAATGTACATCGATATGGCTCACAACAAAGAGGATTTGAATTAGCTTCTGCAAGACAGGCATTAACCAAAGGATTAGGTGGAATGGGAATGTCTGGTGCGTTCACTGGTGGTAGAGGATTTGCTGGATTTGGTCAAAGAGGAGCTGCTCAATCTTTACAAAGAAGTAGCTTACGTGAAACCTTAAAACAAAGATTAGCATCTGTTCGTCAATCTACTGCTGATAAATATTCACAGTTATTACAAACAATTATGTCATCGCTTGGTAGAGGTTTTGATATTGCTGCTGATATTTATGGCGAAGGTACAGGTGAAGGAGTTGGTACTGGCGTTGGATATGTTGATACTGGTGGAGGAAAAGGGGCTGGAGGAAAAGGAACTTCTCTTGGAGGCCCTTCAGGCCCATTAGATACAACTGGCCCCGAAGATGAATATAGTTTTATTGTCGAATAATTGGAGATATTATGGCTAGCGTACTAGATGATTTAAGATACTTATCACGATACGGATATCAAGACCCATGGGCAGAAGCCGTAAAGAATATAAGCAATAACCTGCTTTCTTTAGCTGATACAAAGATGCGTCGCGATATGTTAGTCGCTGAATACAGGGATAAAAAACAAGCTAGAGCTGATACTCTGTCAAATCGTGATACTCAAAATATAATAGATATTTATCGAGCAACTGCTGATGAGGATAAGCATTTTATATTACCAAAATTAGAAGAAGTTTTATCTGGAACAGAGGGAGGGCCTGAGTTTTTTCAAGGATTATCAGATGCATCAAAGGCTAAACAAGTTTATAGAACTGAATTTGACAGACTAGCTGGAACTACAGGAAATATCAGAGAAGATTATAATAATGCACTTCAATTATCAGAAATGGCAAAAGGTAAAGATGTTGCTGTAGCGAATAATAAATTACGTATTCGTAGCATGCTATTAGAAAAAGATAATAGAAAAAATACATTAAGAGAGTTTGTTGTAAGAAATTCACCAGACGGTGGAACTGGATATATTAGTGATGTGAATGCATCTACAATTATGGGTTACATAGATGAGGATAATCTTGAGGGGGCTAGTCAATTATTACTTGATAATATTAAACGTAGCGCTGATAAATTAACAGTTATTGATGATTATAATACTACACTTATGACACACGCGGCTGCTCAGAAAGAAGAGTTTGGTGTAGGTTATCAAGCCGGACATCCAGAATATGATGCTAGAATGTTGTTGGAAAAATCTAGAGTATCTATGAGACAGGATTTTCCTGACAAGTATAAACTTCCTAATATGAGCTTTCCCGATGCTTTATACAGATGGAAAATTGGAACTGCTCCATCTCAAGAAAAACCTGTAGATAATGGAACTAAACCGCCACCGCCAGAAGAGCAAACTGTTTATAAACCTATACTGAATATTCCATTTCAGGATGTATCATTACCAAATGATTCACAAGTTAGGTTAACTAATCCAGTGACTGGGAAACCGTATGATAAAGTTTTTGATGGTAAAACAGCAAAGCAAATGATGGCAGCGAATAGAGGTAATTTAATAAAAGATGGAACATCGTTCATTAAATTTACTTGGGGAGATAGAGATGATAGAATAGGTTATAGAGGAATGGTATATGAAAAACCAGTTCATGAAAAAGGTTTTACTCCATTTCGTAAACCACCTGGATGGGAACCAAGAGAGCCAGAATTATATAAGCCTAGGACTGGCGAAAAAGAAACTTGGCGAGAGCGTATGTTTGGTGGTCATGCTCATATTAGAAATGAAAGAGCTACTCTTCAAAGCGGTGATGAGGTAATGAATATGAAAACTGGTAAAAGATATCCAGTAATTATACAATCGCCAACTGGAACAATACCAGATGAGGTTACAGCTGATAAGATTACATATATTGTTAATGGAGCAAAATATAATTGGACGGAGTTCATGAAGTTATTTGGAAAACCATTATTTGATAAAAGTACTGTTATTACAAGCCCAAGAGGTAGAACATTACAAGACAGAGTAACTCGAGCAGCGGCTAATTCATTTATAGTTAATAGCGTTACAAAAGTAGATTCAGATTCTGCATGGGTATCAGATTCTACTAATTGGATGCAGCCCGCTAAGTAAAATAATATGCCTCAACAAGATTTATATCGTTATGATGTAACATATCAAGGGTACAGATTTTCTATTGATGGGTATAGGCAACCAACTCTAGATGAAGTACATAAGATGTGGGTAGATTCTGTAGTTTCTAGACAGCCGTTTAGCATGGATACACTTGGTATAGATGTTAGCGGTGTAGAAACTGATATGCAGAGAGCTGAAAGAAATGCTAATGAAGTAGGTTCTTTACAGCCTGACCAAGCCTATAGGGACGCAACATTTTGGCAGAGATTCTGGGATAGTGCAAAGCTATCCGCTATACCACACTTCGGTACAATGGAATCTCATCTTACTCCAGCCGACGAATCATCAGAACTTTGGGCTGAAGCCCTTGGAGGACTTGGTGGAGCTGTTGTAGGAATGCTTCCATTCTCTTTAGCTGGTGGTGGTGTACCTGGTATTGCATCTGGAGGTGCCAATGTAATACATAAAGTCAATCGGGCAAGAAAATTATTTCAGCTTGCTGATAGAGCCAGAAAAGTTGGTAAAACAGCTACCGCTGATAAAATATTAGACAGAGCCAATCGGTTCGTTCAATCTAATAATAAAATATTTAAAGAAGCTATTCGTACAAGGTCTTTGCCCACACCAACAGGATTACTTGGCAAAACAAAGCCGTACAGAGAAACTATATTAAAAATTGCTGAGAAAAATCCTAAGCTTGCCAGAGCCTTAAATTTATTTTCTAACAATGTTGTCACTTTTGGTCTATACGGACAAACTAAACTCCCATATGATAAATTAGAAGGACGATTGGAGCAACTTGGAGCTGATACAATAGCAAGTGCTATCTTTTCTGTTGCTGGACTTCCAACTATGCTTGGATATGCTTCTAAGGGAGTAAAGTATGGTGTTGAGCCAGGTATGTTGATGGGAGCTGGAATGTACTCAGATGCCGGTCAATCTGATATGACTATGGAAGAACGTCTTATTCACGGGTCTTCCTTGGTGGCATTTCATTATGCAAGGCAGGGGCTTAGTGCGTTACAGATAAAAGAAAAGATTGGTACAGCTTTTAGACTTGCTGACCCAAGCCTATCTGAATCTCAGTTGACTACAATAAAAGATAGTAGCGGAATGATTCGTGTTATTGATGTGGCCCAGAAAAAAGCCTTAAAATATCCTACATATGCTGATAGACAGAACCCTGATAGAACAGTTGAGCTATTAAGAGTAGAAAAACCAGTCAAAGGCAAAACAACAAAATATAGAGTAGTATATCAGGATTTAGGTACAAGTGAAATACGAGCTATTCAGGGGAATTCAAGACCAGATGCATGGAATAAATTTAGTAAAAAATTCAGCAAAAATACACCTCCACAGAGAGAGCGTGTAGTTGGTAAGGAATTAACCGTTGAACAAAAGCAAGATTTAAAAGAACATAAGAAGTCTGAAAAGCTATTAAGAAAAGCTCTTGGTTCTCCTCGCGGTATGGAAGTTGGAGAATTGCCTAAGTCTGTTGTATCTACAGAAGTTAGAGACCCATTTGAAATAACTCGCGGCGTAGAAAATGTAGAAATGTGGAAGAGTAAGGTCGACGAAGCTTCTAGTAATATGGATATGTTATATGAACAATATACGCTTGATTTAAAAAAGCCAAATGTAAATAAAACAAGATTAAAATATATACTAGATAAAGAAATTGGCGAATGGGAAAAAATTAGATATACCTCTTGAATAAAATTAGAACAGGCTTATAAGCAAGTTATTAGTTCTACTGGTGAACGATTTCATCCTAATACCGCTGGTTTAAAAGAAGGAGAATTTGTTAAAATACCAAAGTTTGATGAGAATACAGGACAATTAGACTACAGTAGAGCAGGTATTGGAAAGTACGTCGGTACTTTAAATGATTTTAAGCCTGGTGAAGTTATTGCTCCTGGTTGGATGCAGAAAGAACCAACAAGATATTCAAATTATTTCAGGCAGATACCTGTTTTTGAAATAAACACCCATGGAGGAGCAAGAAGAGCAAAAGTTGCTATTGGTGGTAAGATGCCTGAAAAAGTGGCAAAAGCTATAGAAAAAGCAAATAGTGCTGATAAACCATTATTAGAGTATGCTGAAGATAGTCCAAAAGTTAAGGAAATACGAGAAAATCCAGTAGTAAAACAAGAATATAAAGAGCCTCCTGTTGACCCGACAGCAGGCCCAGTTGAGCAGTCGCTGCAACGTAGTAGACCTTTAATTAGACAATTAATATGGAATCCTTTAAGTAAAATATTTAAACAATTATTTACTGATACTCCGAGAGGAGGAGCTAAAGAGCTTAGAAGTATTACTGTCAAAGAAGAAGGAATGATTCGTCCTGGTAAAAGAGCTATAGATGAAGCTGCTAGAGAAACTGGTATTAAACCTGGATTCATAAGGGGAAATACGAGTTTGACTCATACAGGATATATATCTAGTATGGTTAGATGGTTCGAGAGGTCTTGGAATGAAAATAGGGCATCAGTTTATGGAGCAAAAACAAAAGCTCCATACGATGTTGCTGAATTTAAAAAAATCCATGCTGAAGCCGTTGAAAAGGGATATAAATTTTCTGCTAAAGACTTATGGGAACAATTCCGTAAAGATGGAATATTTGATTTATCACCGAGGCCTGGATTGGTTGATAAAACATACTATGCATATTCTCCAAATACAATAAAGAAAATTAAACTTTCAACTGGTGAGCGAGTTTTTCCTGATGGTATACCAACTCCAGAAGGAGCAATGAAAATAGAGGCGGATAGAGTTGAAACAATCGCTAAAGATTTATCAGCTACGAGAGAAAAGGAAAGAGCAAAGTTTCAACAGTTTAAAGGCGCGGAGGCTGAACAGTGGCCTGATATGAATAAAATGCCACGAGATTTAACTATTGATAAAGCAACATATGAAGCCTATCCAGAGTTTGACCCTTTAAATTCCGAGCCTTATTTTGTTTGGCTTAAGTGGGATGCGAGAGAAAATAATAAAATCGTAACGCATAAAAGAAAGGCCATGAAGGGTAATAAAATTGCTACGTTTAAAACAAAAGAAGAAGCTGAGCAATTTGCCCTTGACCATTGGATGAATCCTGAAGGTGTAGAAAAACTATTAACCAGTAAAATTGATAAAATATCTTCTCTACAAGGCCCAGAATACACTGAACTGGAACGTCAAAGAGGAAGACTGAAGAAAGTACAGAGGGAAGAGAAAATACCAGATGCAGAATATAAATTTCTGCTTAATGAATGGTTTCCAGAAAGTAGGGGCTCATCAAAAAATATGACTCATGAAGAGTTGCAGGTAGCATCATCTATGCTTAGCTCTAAAGATAATACAAAAGCATATCAAAATAAAATTTCATCTACAGTGCCCCCAGCGAATGTGATGAGCCATATGCAGGTTAAATGGAGAAGAGTATTAACGGAGCTTCAGAAATTCTTTCTACCAGCTTATACTACACTACAGCTAGCAAAGAGTCGTATTGCAAGTAGTTGGGGTAGGGATATGATAACTCATGAAATTACCAGGCAATTAATATCTGGTGATTTTTCAGAGTTTAAAATAAATCTGAAAAAAGTTTATGGTTTGGGTAAAAAGGATTATAAAAATCTATCTTCTATCTTTGATAAATTGTTTGAAGACTGGTATGACCCTAGAATGGACAAGTATCCAATAGAGGATATACAAAAAGCATATAAATTATTCCAACATAAGATTGTTGCTGAATATTTAATTCCTAGTGGAATGGAAGTTAGAAATGCATCTACAAGAGATGCCAGATATGAACCCTTGTTTGAAGTATATGACGCAGCTGGAAACCGCATAGAGATTGCAAATGGATATGACGCTATAAGACTTGTCGAAGGCATAGACTTTTTCGACAGTCGAGGCGGAACTAAACCTCCTCCTCCACAAGAAAAGTTCAAAATGGTAGACGGTAAAGTTGTTGGAGAAGCGGCAGAAGGAATATCTTTTGAATATATAAAAAGTCTGCGACGGCTTAACAGGGAAACTGGTGAATATGAAGGTGGATGGTACATTCAAGGTAAGGATAGATACGCATTTAAATGGACTGATAAAAATACTGTTAAAGTAGAGCGATTAAATAGTAAGCAAATAGAAACTAAAGATGGAAAATATGTAACAGTGCACGATAGGGATGGTGCTCCAGGCAAATTTAATCATCATATAGAAAAGAATTATCTTACTAGAATTGTAACGGATGAGTTTAGGGAATTGATGGGATTAGACAAGGGATTTCGCGAGCAAATAGCTGAGATTATTTCACGCACAGACCCTGAATTTGTCAATATGGCTGGTACTCCACTTGAAAAGAAAATAGCTGCTCTTCAGAGACTTCATTATATTGATAAGTTTTGGAAAGACCAGGCTGGTGTATTTGGAACGCAGTATAGTCGTGTTGCCAAACTTCCTCCTATTATCGCTATTGAAGCTAAAACAAACAAAATTATAGAATTAAAAGGATTTAAAGATATTAACGGTAAGCCTGTATCAAAGAAATCTACCGTTATTGATGCTCATGGTAAACGTAGGTCTGTTGATAGGGTCATAGATGTATATGAAAGAAACTTTGATAAAATTATTTCTCGTCAGGGTCAAAGAGTAGCTCATATTGCACCTACATTTAAATTATTTGGTAAGGGTGGAGCTAATAATGATAAAGTATTAAACGAAAGAGACCGTCTTATACTAGAAACTGATGAAAGTTTTGCTAACTGGGCTCATGAGACTTTACAGTTACAGATTAATGCTGTACAAAAGAATCATTTATATGATGGGCCGCTTAGAGGTCTTACTATGGTAACAGCCCAGATTGGTCTGTCTTTTCCATTGTCAGGATATAAGAACGTTATATTGGGGCAAGCTAGTAATGCAACTGTATTTGGATTCAGGCAAACGTTAAATGGTATGTTCAATGCTTTATCTGACCGTAAGTCTATGTCTAATTTAACAGGTAGAATTGGTGGTAAGGAAGCGGGTGTTCATGAATTGATGTCTGGAAGGATAGTCTATGCTAAATATAATCCAGGTATGATGAGAATTACTGAAATTATGAACCGTATTGTCAGCACATCAATAGCAGAGCCAGCATTCAAATCTCATCTTGATAATCTTAATGGAATTAAAAATATTATGAATGTCGGTGTTTCAAGGGACACGTCTATGCGTTTTTTTACAGATATAGTTAAGTTGACAGATGCCCAAATAGCTGAAGCAAAGAGACTTGGAAGTACTAGAATAAATGAAAGACCAGAGTTGATTCAGAGGGCTCAGTCTATGTCTCATTTAATTACTCAAGGTGGCCCTGCATTACCGTTTGTTCCACGATGGATGGGTAAGAACTGGGCAAAGCCGCTGACATTGTTTTATAGAGTAGCATACAGAATGACAGAAAATGTAGCTAACTCTGTAATTAAACCTTTAGTTGCTGATGGAAATCCTGTTCCACTTGTACGGTATCTTAGTCTGTTGCCGCTGAGTGGAGCTGCATTATACAGTGCTCATTATTTAGTTTTAGGTGAAGAACAAAGAAATATATTTAAGTCTAACCCAGATAAGTTTTTTGAATTAGCGTTAAGAGCTGAGGGATTGGCTGTAGCAAGTAACGCATTTGATGATTATGGTAATGTTATAGAGTCTTATCAGCCAGCTGTATACAGGTCTGTCAAATCATTAGGTCAAAATATATATTCTATACTAGCTCGTAAGAAGTTCGTACCTCAGGCAGTAGAAGATTTAGCTACTGAAACGGTTGTATTAGCCAATAGGGCAGTAAAAATACATGAAAGAGTTTTTGCTCCGTTGAAAAAGTCATTTAATGATTCAAGGCGTAGACAAAGACAATTTACTGATGTTTACTTTAGAGAGAATCCAGTAATAGGCGATGAATTGTCTATGTTAACATCTCGTAGTCCTTATTACAGGCACGTAAAGGATGCTTTCTGGTCTGATGATGATGAATTGAAGGCTCGTGTTTACTATGCTGCAAGAAATTATGTGGCCCAGCATGAAATTAATAAAGACCCATCTTTGAAAAAGATACCGCATAAAGCTAAGAAATTGGCAAGAACTAATTTGAAGACTGTTGTGTCTGCTCAACGTCCAATTCCAACATCTTGGAGAAAACGTACTACAGGAGCCAGGACAAGATATGAAATTTATTTATCTAAACTAAGTCCTGAATTAAGAGCAAAAGAAGAATACATTGAAAATCAATACCAGAAAAAATTACAACAGTGGAGAGCCGCTGTAAGTCAATATGGAGCTCAGTACAATTTAGATTTTTTCCCTGGGCCAAGTAAATAGATAGGATTAATCATGCCTGAAAACACATTATTATCATTATTAACTGGCGGCAGATACGGTACATCTGCAGATTTGCCAACTATTCCTGAAACTGCTCATAGTTATATTGACCAAATAAAAGAATCCTATGACCAGCAACAGCAAAGGCCAACTCAAATACAGGGTACAGGTCTGGGAATGTTAGAATGGGCTAATATTGGAGTTCCATTTGGAGCTTCTAAGCAAATGGCTCCATTATTTAAAGCTATAAAAGACCAACTTAGATGGGAAAAAGCTCAAATGTCAGTCTTAGGTAAATATTTAGGTAAAGAATCAGTGGATGCTTCTAATATAACTAAGGATAAAATGACGACAGCTCTTATAGAGCAATTAATGAACAAATATTCAAAGGGATTACCTCAATTTAAATCATTGCAAGACCTTGATAAATATGTTGGGTTTGAAAAGCACGTTGGCCGTAGAGTTAGAGAATTATCTGGTATGAAATAATGTCTTTATTCAGAAGCAGAGATGGCTTACAGAAACGTGGCCCTAAGAAAACATCCATTGGTGACGGACGCGGCTCCAAGTTCGGTATAAAAGGTAGTAAAAAGCGATACAGAAAGAAGCCTAGAGGACAAGGTAGATGAGTACTAACGAAAAATATTTCATACGAAAGCTACTAGCAGTTGAATCTGAAGGATTATCAGTTCAATACAGAGCTAAAATATTACAGGCTTTAAAAGATGATAAGATTAATTTTAACAATTTACAGTCTTGCTTGAACAGAATACAGGATATAAGA